GTATGACGGCAGGCGCAGGACTCTGGTCTGCCGTTTTTCATGGGGCATAAAAAACAGGAAGGTGCTGCGATGAAGGTGATTCTGGCTACCAGGAATCGCTATCTGGAGTATGGTCTGCAGGCGTTACTGAAGGAACACAGTGTGATACTGGCGAGGGAGTTTTTCCTGCCGGAGAACCGCCGTTATATCCCGGACTTTGACGAATCCTGGCTGATAATCTGTGATACGTTGCTGGGCAGACTGATGCGCTGCATGTTCCAGGGGCGTCATTTTCTGCAACTGGATGCGGAGTTGCTCCGTGATGATGAGCAGATAAGTGATGCCATACACAACGGCGTCTGGACGTATAACAGTGCTGCCCGCCCGCTGACGATGTCAGAGATGGTGGTGATGTTCGGTTATGTCTACCGCCAGTCGAGACCCTGCCGCCTTGCCAGTGAGATGGGTATTAACACAAAGACGGTGAATACCTTTCTGTATACGGGAATGGCAAAAAACGGACTGTATGGTGTGAGTGTCAGACGGCTTGTTGGTGCCTGATGGCGGTCCTGCCGGATGCGCAGAATCTTCTGATAGTTCAGAAGGTGCAGATGATGAATAAAGAGAGATGCCGGACAATCGGAAGAAAACGTTACACCACAGGTGCAATGTGCTTCATGCTGTTTGTGTGGCTTGGTGGTGTGCTGGCTCTTGTTGCTACAGCTGCGGTGGTAATGCAGTAAAAAAAGGGGAGCAACATGCTCCCCGACCAGAAGAAAGACGTTTGATAACAATTAGTGAGTTGTTACGTCTTGTCCAGAATATCATAGCAACACTCTGTTGCAGTGATACCGATCGCGATTTTAGCGAATTCCATCATAAATCCCCTGATTTTTAAGCCTGAAGCAGTCAAAGGAATTTCTATGCCCTATATCGATATCACCACGATGCGTGGGATGATGCCGCGCGTTGTGACATCCATGCTGCCCGAGCATTCCGCTGTACTGGCGGAGGACTGCCATTTCCGGTTTGGTGTTATTACACCAGAACGTCAGATATCCGGGGTTGAGAAAACATTCACAATTAAGCCAAAAACAATTTTTCATTACCGTGACGATTTCTGGTTTGCATGGCCGGATGTGGTGGATGTGATCCGCAGTCCGATCGCTCAGGACCCCCACGGGCGTATTTACTACACTGACGGGCGTTTTCCTAAAGTGACGGATGCGACCATTGCCACAAAAGGGGACGGGAATCACCCGACATCATCGTATCGTCTGGGGATCCCCGCGCCGACGACAGCTCCTGTCTGTACTGTTCAGCAGGGCGGTGATGTTTCTGATGATAACCCGAATGATGATGAAACCCGGTTTTATACGGAAACCTTTGTCTCAGATTATGGTGAAGAAGGTCCGCCAGGTCCGGCGTCTCTGGAGGTAACACTCCGTACTCCGGGAACTGCGGTACAACTGACGCTGGCTCCGGTGCCATTGCAGAATGCCAGTATTAAACGTCGTCGTATTTATCGTTCTGCATCAGGGGGAGGAGAAGCCGATTTTTTACTCGTGGCTGAACTGGATGTATCCGTGCTCAGTTACACGGATAAAATACCGGCGAAAAATCTTGGACCTTCGCTGGCGACATGGGATTACCTGCCGCCGCCGGAGAATATGACAGGCCTTTGCCTGATGGCGAATGGTATTGCCGCCGGATTTGCCGGTAATGAAGTGATGTTTTCGGAAGCGTATCTGCCGTATGCATGGCCGGAAGTGAATCGTCACACGACGGCAGAAGATATTGTGGCTATCTGTCCGCTCGGAACATCACTGGTGGTGGCGACAAAGGGTGAGCCTTATCTGTTCAGTGGTGTATCGCCTTCCACAATTTCTGGCTCCAGAATTCCTTCCATGCAGGCATGCCTGAGCCGAAGAAGTATGGTGGCGATGGAGGGCTTTGTGCTGTATGCAGGAACAAATGGCCTGGTGTCTGTTGATGCAAACGGTAATGCCGCTCTGGCGACGGAACAGATTATTTCACCGGAACAGTGGCAGAGTCAGTTTAATCCGGCCTCCATTGTGGCTTATCCCTGGCGTGGTGAATACATTGCCTGTTACACGAAACCGGATGGTAAGCAGGATGTGTTTGTCTTCAGCCCGGCGAACATGGATATCCGGTACCTCAGTACGCCGTTTGACTGCGCATGTGTTGACCTGGTTAACGATGTTATGCGGGTGGTATCAGGACAAAACATGTCTGCGATTGCCGGAGGGAGTTTGCCGTCGACAATCAGATGGCATTCAAAGGTATTTTCCCTTCCGGAAAGAACCTCTTTTTCCTGTCTCAGGGTGAAGTCTCCGACGCCAGAGCGGGTGGGAATTACTGTGCTGGCTGATGATGTGCCGGTGATTCACCTTGCACCAGGAAGCTTTTCAGGACGCGTTGTGAGGTTACCTGCTGCAACCGGGCAAAACTGGCAGATGCTGGTTTCTGGTTTTGGTCAGGTTGAACGTATCACACTCAGTACATCGATGTCGGAGCTGCCGGTATGACAAAAAAACCGTGGCGCGCAGGAAAGGATTTATCTGCGGTTGTGGAAAATATGGAGATAGGGACAGGACAACGTGGCGATGGTCGTCATGCTTTTGTAACCCGTGAAGAGCTGGTCGGTCTGAAGCTTGCCCGTCGCCGGGCTTCAGGAGGTGCCGCATACGCCCTGAATCCGGGGATCGAGATTGACAGTTCCCTGATGGTCGTTGATTTCCCATCGAAGCCGCAGAATTTTAAGGCTACAGGGGGATTTGGCTCGGTACTGCTTGAATGGGATATGCCGAATTATCGCGGTCATTCACTGACTGAAATCTGGCGGGGTACGGAGGATGACCTTTCGGATGCGGTGCTGGTTGCCACGACGCCGGGGCAGGTTTACGGTGATCCGGTTGATCCGGTTGATCCGGGCTGGTCGGGATTCTACTGGATACGCTTTGTTAATGCAGCGGGAGTGAAAGGGCCATGGAACGCGGTAAAAGGCACTCCCGCACAAACCCAGATAAGCGTTCAGGCCATTATTGACCAGATCAAGGAGGAGGCTGCAAAGTCACCGGTGGTGGAAGAGCTGCGTAAGGAAATAAAGAATGCTCAGGGGCAGGCAGTAAAGGACGCGGCAATCGAGACGACGGAAGTTGTGGGTAATCTCAGGGAAGAAACACTGAAAACTATCGGTGGTATTGATACCCGTGTTACGGGGATGAATAAGTCAACCAGTGAAGAGCTTAATAAGGTAAATGAGCGCATCACTAAGGTGGATAAAGAAGGCGGTGAAGCTTTCCTGGCCATGTGGTCAAAAAAGACCGGTGTTGAGGGAATTACTGCGGGGATCGGAATTGTTGCAGGAAAAGATGGTGAAGGGAAGCCGGTAAGCCAGGTTGCAATTTCTGCGTCACAGCTGTTTGTCTTTGACCCGAATAATCCGGATAACACCGCCTATCCGTTTGCGGTCTCTGGTGGAAAAGTTGTTATTCCCAAAGCGATGATTTATGACGCGGTGATTGAAACACTGGTGTCGCGGAAGGTTGTGGCAGATGAAGTAAAAGCCGGGGTAAGTATCACGTCGCCTGTTATCCGGAGTGCTGTTATTCAGAACGGGAACTTTCAGGTTGATTCTCAGGGTAACCTGAATATTGGTGGCCTTTTTAGTGTTACGTCGCAGGGGCAACTGACAATTCGTTACTCTAATCAGAATGTTGGGCTGGTGATCCGCAATGATAAAATTGAAGTTTATGACCAGAACGGACGCCTGGCTGTTCGCATAGGCAGGTTAAGCTGAGCCGGAGGCTGACATTGGCAGAATATGGTTTTGCAATATACAACAGAAACAATGTTAATGTTACGGGCGTGCTTACTCCCATATTTTTCCTGGACAGGTTTACGGCGGAGTCGGGATCAAAAACGTATACGAATAAACCAGAAGGGAAAACATTACAGGCAGTCTGTTCATTATTTCCGTGGAATAATGTATTTAAGGACCGGAAAGTACCGAAGATAACCATTAATGGCAATACGGTGACATGGTCGAATCTTGAGCAGGGGATGGGGTCATATATTTATACATTCTGGGGGTGAGTTGTATGTATGGTTTAAGCATTACGAAACCAGATGGCAGCTTGTGGATAAGCCCGGGGTTTACGCCTCAGTGTCTGATCAATAAGGGAACTATTCCGGCGACTGAGAAGGCTTTTTTTAAAACGTCAATCCCGTCAGGAAAAAGTTGTTTTTTCTTTATCAGAACAGAGAAAAAGGCCGATGTTATGTACACGCATGAACAAATTGATGGATATCATGCCTTAAGGCTTCATCAAATTGTCAGGGGAACGAATCCCGGTGTTACGACTGTTTATGCTTTTGCGAATATGGTTACTCAACCTTCTGAGTATGGTATCGCCATGTATAACCCGTCGGGTGAGATGATTTACCATGGCGAAATGATGCTGCTTGACGCGAAGTTAATACCAGTTGATATCAAGTTTGAGAAGGACCTTGGATATCCATGCGCAATTATGCCTGCACTGGTTGGATATTATAACTGGAAACGAACACCTTATGACCGACCGATTTACACCACATCCACTGGTGCTACAGGAAATAAAATATATTCCTGTGAGCATTATTCCGGTCGTGCAACATGGGATATTCGGAAGCCGTATATAGATAAAGTGTTGGTCATTAATTCATCAATGTATAACTGATATGCCTGTCAGTATGAATATTAAGTAATAAAACTAAATTCATCTTAGATAATACGGGGTTATTTTATTATAGGAAAAGTCTAAAAATGAAACATACCAGAATTATTTTTGCGTGCACAACTTTTGTGATGAGTTTTGTAGCAGCCCCTGCCTGTGCAGCACAAGGTGACAGTACAGTTTCTTTCGAATACGCTCATCTTCAGCTCTCTGGACTGAACAATTTTGTTAAGGATTTAAGTCTTTATAATCTTGATACTTTTAACCGTTTTACAAACAGACACTACTTCAATTCAGGCGAATATGCAGATGCTTCTGTCCGGGGGCATGATGGCAAAGGCAAATCTCCTCAGGGGATGAGCATCAGGTATCGTTATGAGATAACGGATGAGATTGGTGTTATAACATCTTTTACATGGGCGCGTTCTATGACTAATGCGCAGGCATTTATTGATGTTAACCCAGGAGATGAATCCAGAGAGGTTAAAAATCCGGCAGCTTCAGGAAGAACAGATATCAGAGCGAATTACTGGAGCCTGTTAGCGGGTCCTTCGTGGCGGTTTAACGAATACCTCAGTGTGTATGCAATGGCTGGTATGGGCGTAGCTAAAGTTACCGCTGACCTGAAAATTAAGGACAACATTAACAGTACCGGTGGATTTTCTGAAAGCAACAGTACGAAAAAAACAGCACTTGCATGGGCTGCTGGTGCACAATTTAACCTGAATGAAAGTGTTGCTATGGACGTCACTTATGAAAGCTCCGGATCTGGTGACTGGCGCACGAGCGGGGTTGTTGTAGGTATTGGCCTGAAATTCTGATCTGTATCCGACAACATGTCATAACCCGCTGTGATGGCGGGTTTTTTGTTGCCCGTGCAGGGCAAAAATCGTAGATTATGCGCGGGTGCCTTTCGGCTGATGGCTGGAAGGTGAACCTGAAGGCCTGATGTGGAAAGGCCCCGAGTCAAACATTTTGTTTAACCCGAGGCCCTAACCATCATACCTTAAGCAAGTAGAAGGTTAGCGCCTCTCCACTCAGGAGGCAAGCGCTATGTCGCAAAAATCGCTCATCACCGTCACAATTTGTATGACGGTAATCTTCACCATCTGGATGTTACACGGCTCGTTGTGTGAGTTCCGGCTGAATTTGTGGGGAGCGGAGTTTGCGGCGTTCTTACAGTGTAAGCAGTAGGAAAACCGCGACGGGGACGAAAGTCCCCGTCAACTGGTTGCTGAGGTTCAGCCGATATGGCACCCGTTTCAGGTGAGAGAATGGACGACAGAATTCTCCGGTATATGCAGCGTGTTGTGAGAAATTCCCGCAACCCTGAATTTATGAATGAAGTTAAAGACGCCTGCCTTAAAAAGCAGGCGTTTTGCTTTGAGGCACCGGATGGTTTTCTGGTGCTGCGTTCTGTGCTCAGTGACGACGGTATCCCTTATGTTCTGGTGTTGCTGGGTGTGTGTACGGGGTGTGCCGGTGTTGAGCGTTATCTGCCGGAGGTGAAGACATTAACCCGTCTGGCTGGCGGACGCTGGGCTGAATTCCACACGGCAAGGCGGGGATTTATCCGGCTGGGAAAACGTCTGGGCTTTGAGCGAATGCCGGATGATGAGGATGGCTTCATGGTGTTCAGGATAGCGGTCTGACTGCCACTGTATTCATCATCGAGCGTAAACCCACATTGCAATTCACATTCTGACCCTGCTCCGGCAGGGTTTTTTGTTATCTGAGGAGCCATTATGGGCGGAAGTAAAGGTGGTGGTGATACCAAAGTAAAACCAACAGCAGCGCAAATAGCACAGGAAGAGGTGGCCTGGAAAGGGTGGCAGGATTACAAAAATATTCTCCGTCCGGCAGAAGATAACTTCATGAAAAAGGTCGATGACCTTAACAGTGAGCAGCAGTACGAAAATATCGCAGGCACAACAAATCTTGGGTATCAGAAACAGTTTGGTGAAGCGCGAAGGGAGCTGGCGGGTAATCTTGCTCAGTCCGGCGTTGACCCATCCAGTGGTCGTTTTAATGCAGTAATGGATGCAAATCAAAGCGACCAGGTGATCGGGCAGATTGACACGACCACACGGGGGCAGGTATCGCAGGCAGATAAATATATTGCCGGGCTACAGGATGTTGCGGCTCTCGGTTCCGGTCAGAAGGCAGATGCGTTACAGAGTTTTAACTCCCTGGCTGACAGCAGTCTGGCAAAAGCCAAATCGGATGCACAGGCGGCGTTTACGAAACAGCAGGGGCGAGCCTCTCTTGTTGGCGCTGGTTTGGGTGCGGTAGGTGCATATGCGATGCATAAGGCTGGTGGTAGCGGAGGAAGTGGCGGTGCTAAAACACCTGGCACCGGCGCTAATGCCATTCAGCATCAGGCTCAGAACTGGAGACTGTGATTATGGAGTACGGTAAATACGAAACACTTGCGAGATACGGTTATACCGGAGCAGCCCGCCCTCAGGGGGACTGGCAGACATCCGCAGCGCTGACCCGCCAGCAATACGACGACTGGCGCACCAGATATTTACCCCGTGTAGCAAGGCTGGCTGACCTTGGCGAGAACAACAGCCTGATGAATGCACAGCTTGCCCGGGTGGGCGGCCTTGCCACTTCCAGTCTCCGTACAGCGCAGATGGCGCAGGATAACCAGATGGCACGATATGGCGTTAACCGACCTGATAATCCCAACAGTAATACGCTGGGGTTACGTAATGCCCTGGCAATTGCTGGCGCGAAAAATGGTATCCGTGAAGCAGAGCAGGATCGTCAGATGAACATACTGACGGGGGCTTCTGCACCTGCAAGACAGCAACTGAGTGTTGGCGGACAACTGGTGTCAGCGTAAGGAGGAAATATGGGATACGGTTTACTGGATATTGCGAATCAGTCACGGCGTGAGGCATTACAGGGAATAAGTGACGCAGACCGACGACGTGAAGAAATTGAGGCTGCGAACAAACAGATGGCGGCGCAGCAGAAAGCGCAGAACAAGCAGAATATCGGTACGGGCATTGGTACGGGGGCGGCTATTGGCGCATCCGTTGGTGGTCCTGTTGGCGCTGTTGCTGGTGCAGTAATTGGCGGCATTGCTGGTTCTTTGTTTTAAGGAGTGGTGAATGAGCGGATTTGCACAGGGGTTACTTGCCGGATTCAGCACTGTTGACCAGGCAATGACCCGTCGTAAGGAGCTTGGTTTGCGAGAAGCACAGCTTGCTCAGCAACAGAAAAATAACGAGCGCGATTTTGAATTTGCGCAGTCTCAGTTTGAACATAATAAAGACGTTGATCAGCGGAACTTTGATTACAGAGCCAAAGTTGATGACCGCAATTACACACTGCAGGAAAGGGAGTTTAACGCCAACCAGAATTACCGGAATGCGTCGCTGGGGATGGAACAGCAACGACTCCAGTTGCAGAAATACAACCAGCGACGGCTTGAGTATAACGATATGCTGGCGCGCGATCAGCCTGTGATGGCGGCGCTGGGAAAAGCGATTGATGCGGGTGACCATGATGCGGCTTCTCATCTGTTCGGTAAATTATCGGACGCCAATCCGCTTAAGATGATGTCAACGGTAGGCTATGCTGCGAAAGCGGGTCAGGCCGTGAACAACCTGCAGAAAATCTTTGATGATAAGCCGGACAGGGCGATTGCTTCGCTGAATACCCCGGAAAATCTCGATGTGCTTTCCGGCGTGTTTGCCCCGGAACTACAACAGCGTATTGGCATGCCTGATTCAACCGGGGAAAAAACGATAAAAGAGGCCAGGATTGGCAGTATCGTACCGGCGCAGCAGGAAGGGTACGTACTTATTGGCCTTGATCTCACATACAGCGATGGCTCCACCGCGCATAAACCTGTAACAGAATACGGCAGTGCGCACCCTGATGATCAAACCGTGCTGGCGATACCCGTTGATAAGGCTATCGCTCAGGTCAGGGATCGCAGCAAATTTGCAGAGATATCGAAAAATTATGGTTATTTTATGCCGAAGCAGCAGGGACTTTCTCTGAAAGAGCTTCAGAAGGGGGCCAGCAACGTAGCGGCGGACGCGATCAAGAATGGCGGTAATGCACAGGCTGCGGTGGATGAATATTATGCTGCGACTGGTTCACAACCGCATCAACAGAAAATTCAGCAACAGAAAACCCAACAGCTTTTACAGAAGTGGCAGACGTGGGCGGCGGGCGATCCGGTTAAACAGGAGTTTGTAAAAGCGACTGCCGCCAATATGCCTGCTTTGCTGGAACCTGGTCGTGAAAAGGAGGTGGAAATTTATTACCAGAATCACCTCAGGGATAAAAAGGCAGAGCATGAAAAGGCGCTGGATTATAGCGCTTCCGCATCTGCCGAGAAGATCAAAGGCTGGATGAAGTAAAAATACGCGGCAGTAACGCACTCACCGTTAATCTCGTTCACTTACGCCCGACCATCGTGTCGGGCTTTTTTTACTGGAGTCTGTATGGCTTTTTCAGATGAGCAGCGCCCTGAAGCGCAATTGGGTAACCAGAACCGCAGCAGTCTGAACATTAAGCAGCCGGGAGAAAATTACTGGCAGGATTTTTTCAACAACCCGGAGAACGCTGTTGATCACAGCACGTCGTTCAGCCTGGGCGATGTATTGCCAACAATGGGTAAAGGTTTCGCCCAGTCCGTCCGGGGAACAGGGGAAATGGCCCGTGGACTCGGTGATGCACTTGTAAATAATCCTGTAAAAACGCTTGCCGGGTTGTCGTCTTTCATGACGGATGTTTACATGCCGCCTTCCTCCACGCAAAAGGAACTGGGCGCACCACCTTCTGTTGGAGATGCGATTAAAAACATTCCCGATGGAACAGGGAAAAACGCGGTGACTGATACTGTCGGTAAAGGTCTGAAGGCCACAGGCAAGGCAGTCAGTGATGGTGCCAAAGCCTCGGATGAATGGCTGACAGATCAGATGTCGCCGGGTGCTGTTCGTGCGCTGAACACGCCAATGAGTGAAGGCTATGATGATTCTGCGGTCTTGCTGACGAAGGGTGTAAACCTGATTGGTGCGCTTGTACCTGATCTGGTTGCAGGCGGTGTGACTAAAAAGCTGGGTGAAGTCACTCTGCGAAAAGTGCTGACCGCCGGGCTGGAGAAAAAATACATTGCGGCAGGGATGCAGCCGGAAAGAGCTACCGCACTGGCAGCAGAAGCTGTCGATAAAAAAATGCCGGATTTATTCCAGGCAGGCCTGATCACCCATTCCTCAGCCAGCGCACAGGGGCAGAGTGCAATGGCAGCAGCAGACTCTGTTCTTAACGCGGATTACTCTGAGCTGGCGAAGTCCCCGAAATTTCAGCAGACGTTTTTGTCAATTGATGCAGATCCGCAGCACGCACAGCTTACTGATCGCCAGAAAATGGATCTGGCAAAAGAGCGTGTTGCCGATGAGGTGCGCGCGCAGCTGGCAACCGATCCTGAATTGCTGGCTGTGAATGCCATGGCGGCAAAACTGGGCGATGCTCAGTTGTTTAATCTGGCGATGCGGGGCACGGCGAAGACCGTTAAAAGCGGCATTGTCAGAAATGCCACGGAACAGGGGACGATTAATGCGGCGCAGGGCGGCTATTCGCGTTACCAGGAAAATATGACGTTGCGTGAGACTGCCGGAATGGATGTATCACCATGGGAGGGGGTAGCTGACGCAACGATCGAAGGAGCCGCTCTTGGTGCAGCGATGGGCGCACCGTTCGGTGCGGTTGCCGGATATCGTGGAAAACGTCAGGCCGCAGAAGAAACCGCCATGCGTGAGGCTGAAGTCGTACAGCAGGGTGAAGCAGCCCCGCAACCCGAACCGGCTGATCCGGTGGCACAGCATCGCGAATCCATGCAGGGCATGAATCGCGAGCAACTTCTGGAACAGTATGCTGATGCGGATATGGCACCTGAGGGAGACACGTCTGCCGTTCATCGCCGGGAAGCCGCCAGCCAGCTGTTAAATGAACTGGATGAACAGGCGAAGCGACAGGCGGTGATGGATGAGCTGAAGGCGAAGCCGCGCCCTGAACTGCTTGAGGAATACCGAAAACTCAGCCTGAAGGAAGGGCGTACTGATACTGAAGAGCAGCAGTTACGGGCTATCCGTGATGTGCTTCGCCCTCAGCAGGAGGCCAGACCGGAGGCACAGCCACAGCCGGAAAATGCGGATGATGGCGACGGGAGTATTTACCCGACGGTGCGGTTCCGCGATCCGGATGAAGTTCGTATTGAAATTAACGGGAGTGGTGCGTCCAGACCAGCAGAACGCATTGAAAAGGTGCGTCCGGACAACCGTTATTTCACGGATGAAAAAAGTGCTCTGGGGAGCGATGTTTTCCGCAATGCCAGCGCCACCGGCCTGAAACCGTCCGTAGTGAAGAAAGGCGAGAATCAGTATGCCGTTGAAATGGATAATCCTGCGTTCTCTGAAGATGTGGCAACGGAGACCATTAACACCCTGGCTGACGGAGAGCGTATTGCTGATGCTGAACCGATGGAGCAGCCCGCGTTCATGCGTGACCCGCGATTCCGTGGTTTCACGGGGGATGATACAGAAGTGCAGGCCCGCCTTGCCCGTGGCAACGCGCCGACGGCAGAGGAGCTTGTACGTTCACAGATGGCTGAAGGTGATGCCGGTCCGACAGCACAGGAGTTAACTGAGCGTCCACGCCTTCCCGCTCCCGGCGATATTCATCCCGGACAGGGATATCCGTTACCAGGAGAAGTGGCGCGTACGCCGGATGAAAATCAGGCCGGACGTGGTGGTCGTTTTACCACAACCGGTGAGGTGAAGGGCCAGAGTTTCCAGAAAGGACGTGCGCAGGCACCGGAAAATGCCGCTGGTCGCCAGGGGGAAATACTGGAGAGCGAACCGGTTCGTCGTGGTCTGCCGTCACCGGATGAGCAGAACGCCACAGCACCAGTGCGTGAAGGACTTCCTGCACCTGAACAGCGTGGGGTTGATATGCCACATCCTGAATCACTCCCTCGTATGGTTCGTGACTCCCTTCCGGAACTGGCACAGCAGGCAGAAGCGCGCAGACAGACCGGGGATAATCGCCAGACCATAACCGATGTTCCGGATACTGAGGTGCCGGTGCCGGTGCCGGTAGATAAACCGAGCACTCACCAGCAGGCGCGTGGTGCAAAAATTGAAGACTTTGGCGAGGAGATTAAGGGCGCGGCAAAACACCGTTATGCACAGCTTGCCGAAACACTGGGTAAAACGCTGGAAGACAGGGATTATGTCACGCAACCGCTGAGCAAACTGTTCCCGAAACCGGACTACGCAAAACTGGCGAACGAAGGTGCCGATGCTGATACCCTGGCAATGATAGCGCTGTATCGTAGCGATATTCCGGCGAAGACGAAACTCAATGCAGTGAAGTGGGTGGAGAGTGTAAAGAGCATCCGCACAAGTGTGGCGGGAATGCTGGAAGGAAAAGTGACTGCCGGACGGCTTGCTGAGTGGATGGAAGGCAGAATGCCCGCCCGTTACGCGGACACATGGCAACTGTTACGCACGCTGCCACCCTCGCAGATAGACAAGGCTTCTGCTTATCGGGTGGTATCCGGTGTGTATCAGGCGGCAGGAGGGAAACGTTACGATCCGCCACGGAAACTTTATTCACTGCGCAATAAGGACAATAAGGGGAGCAATCTCTTTTTCTCGGAAAGCAGGGATGAATTACTGACAAAGGCAAAATCCTGGTTTGCAGAGCAGGAGGAAAAATCACAGGCGAAAGGTGATGAAAAAACAGCACCGTCACCGGATGACAAAATCAGCTTTGACGTATACCGGAATACCCGCAGTGGCGATATTTTTATTGCTTACGGCAAAAACAAAATGCGGGTGAGAGGTGGCTTTAAGTCAGCCAGTGATGCGCGTAAGTACATTGATTCACATCGTGATGAGCTTGTTCGTCATGTGAAGGAGATGCGTGAGATTTCCCGTGAGGAGCAGCGTAACGCCACCAACCGCGATCGTACCGGGCCAGAACGCCGCAAGGGTGATGTCTCACCGAAGCAGTTCAGCGATGCGTTTGGTTTTCGTGGTGTGCAGTTTGGTAACTACGTGGAAGGTCCGCGTCGTCAGGCTGATTTGAACCGGGCTTATGACTCGCTGCATGACCTTGCTGAAGTACTGAATGTACCGACAAAAGCGCTTTCCCTGAACGGTCGTCTTGGCCTGGCATTTGGTGCCCGTGGTAAGGGTAAGGCGGCAGCACACTATGAGCCGGGTGAGGTGGCAATCAACCTGACAAAAGGTAACGGACCGGGTGCGCTGGCGCACGAATGGTTCCATTCACTGGATAATTATTTTGGTCGTTATGATGTTTCCACTGACGGGAAGATTACGTCAGGTGGTGACTTTATGACGGAAGCCAGGCGTGTTAAGCGCGTATTTAAAGACGGCAGGTTTGTTGACGCTGAATATCCGGTGCGTCAGGAGGTTTACGACGCGTTTAAAGGTGTCATTGAGGCCATTAAAAACAGTGACATGCCGCGTCGTTCAGCTCTTCTCGATGAGGTGCGCTCAAAACCGTACTGGTCAACGGATGTTGAAATGGCGGCACGTGCCTTTGAGCGTTATGTTCAGGATAAGGCGCGTACGGCTGGCGTGGAGAATGATTATCTGGTCAATATCCGTAAGGCACCTGAGCACAACACAGATAACACCTACGCTTATCCGACGAATGCGGAACTGGATGGTGGCATTCGTGAGGCATTCGATCACCTGTTCCGCACCCTGAAAACCCGTGAGACGGACAAGGGCGTTGCGTTTTATTCCCGTAAGGGCGTGACCCGCACACCTGAAGGCAATCTCATTTCGGATGTTAACCGCAGTGCGGAAGCCAAAGGCAGCCCGGTCCCGCAGGTTGAAGCGGTTGCCCGTGGCGTGATTAGTGGCATTAAGGACAGTGACCTGAAGGTCCGCGTGGTGAAGTCACAGAAAGAGGCTGAAGCACTGGCGGGTGAATCATTCGACGGTTACGGCAAGGTGCACGCGTTCTATCGTCCGGATAAACGTGAAATTGTCCTGGTGGCGGATAACATCCCTGACGGGCGGACCGTACGCGAGAAGTTGCGTCACGAGATTATCCACCATGCCATGGAGCATGTTGTCACGCCAGCGGAATATCAGACGATCATCAAAACCGTGCTGAAAACCCGCGACAGTGATAACGCCACCATCCGTGAAGCCTGGCGTAAGGTTGATGCGTCCTATGGTAAGGAATCACCGGAAGTGCAGGCGGGTGAATTTCTGGCACATATGGCGGAGAAACAGCCGAATAAATTCGTGGCGGCATGGGAGCGTGTTGTTGCCCTGGTCAAAGGGGTACTGCGTCGTACGGGGTTACTGAAGCCGACGGAACTGAACGATATCAGACTTGTTCGCGAGACCATCCGTACGTTAGGCCAGCGTGTGCGGGAAGGTTACACGCCGCGTGAGGATGGCGCGGGCGCATCGTCTCAGTACTCCCGTAGTGGTAAACCTGATCCGTTTAAGGCTGACGCCTATGATGCAAAGCAGTTTGCTTCAGAAGTGCGTCGCATTGCCGGATTACAATCGGTTTCCAGAAGGGAAATGCTCAGAGTTGGGGATACGCCTCGTGTTTTGCGCGCATTGGGGGCACCAGATCTTGAACTGGTTATGCCTGCATCTGTTGTGCATAAGGCTACGAGACCAGAGATCAGAGAACACTTTGTGTCAGTGGAAACACTGGCTGATTTGCCTCAACTTCTGACAGATCCGGTAGCAGTTATGCGTTCGAAAACTGAATCGGATGCGTTGGTATCTTTAATTCAGGCGACCGATACAAAAGGGAATCCTGTCATTGTTGCAATTCATACCCATGTGAAAGGCGATGGATTTGCAGAGATAAACAAAATTGCCAGTGCCTATGGAAAGGACAAAAGGAGTGCTTTGCAGGATCAGCTTGATACATCTTTGCTGTATCTTAATAAAGAAAAAGCCGCTGAATGGCTTCATGCAGTCGGGCTCCAATTGCCCGAGGCGAACACCATCAACGGCTCTTCTGGATTTAAAATACTACATCCTGAGGATATTCGCAAGGGGCCGTATTACTCCCGTACCAGCAGTCTGACACCGGAAGAGACTATTGCATCGCGTTTTGTGCGCCAGATGCAGGATAAATTCCAGGTGCTGAAAGCTGTTCAGGAGAATATCCGTAAAACTGGCGGCAAAGTGGACGACAGTAACAACGCTTATATGGCAGAAGAACTCTTCCACGGGAAGGCGGAAAACGACCTGAACGTAATGAAGGAGCGCTACGTTCAGCCGCTGGCCAAATTGCTGGCGGACTACAAAATTGCGCAGGCCGATCTGGATGAGTACCTCTACGCCCGTCACGCGCCGGAACGTAACGCGCATATTGCGAAAATCAACCCGAAAATGCCGGACGGCGGTTCGGGGATGACCAACGCGGAAGCGGCGGAAATCATGCAGCGTGTGCGTAACAGCGGCAAACAGGCACAGTATGACCGTCTGGCAGGGATTATTGACGATATGCTGGCCCGTCGCCGTGAGATTATCCGTGAGGCAGGACTGGAAGAGAGCGGCGTGGTGGATGCCTGGCAGAAAGCCTACCGTTACTACGTCCCCCTGAAAGGGCAGGATGTTGACGGTGTGGTGTCACAGCCACGTACAGGCAAGGGATTCACCATCGGCGGGCGTGAAAGTAAGCAGGCCATGGGGCGTGCATCCCGCGCACAGTCTCCTTCCACTCAGGCGATACAGGATTTGAGTGAATCGCTGATCCGCAATCGCAAAAATGAAGTGGGTAACGCCTTCCTGAAACTGGTACAGGATAATCCCGACAAGGATTACTGGCAGGTATTCACTGATGACAGACCGGATACAATGCGTGTGATTGCAGAGCGCAAGGACCAGGAAACTGGTGAAACCATTCGCGAAGTTGTCGAGCGCCCTGTGCCGATGGCAATGATGGCGGATCGCTACTTCACCACCAAAAAGGACGGCAAAACTTACTACATTAAACTTCATGATCCGCGCCTGATGCGTGCGATGAAGAACATGGGGCCGGAAACCAGTAACGCCGTAATCCGTACGCTGGGGAAAGTTAACCGCTTCCTGGCAACGGTGAACACGTCGTATAACCCGGAATTTCTGGTCAGTAACTTCATCCGTGACGTGCAGACGGCGGTGATGAACCTGAAGGCGGAGCAGGGAAGGAGCGACGGTAAACTGAAAGGGCTGGATAACTTATCCGCCCTGGCTGTAGTCAAAGACAGCCGTTCTGCAATGTCAGCCGTGTACGCCAGTCTGCGTGGCAAAACCCTCACGGGCAAAGGCGCACAGTGGCAGAAAGTGTGGAAAGAGTTTGTTGAGGACGGAGGTAAAACCGGCTGGTTTAACATGGGTGACCTTGAGGGCCAGCAGAAGGAAATGGATCGCCTTGTGTCGCTGGCGAAGGGCGGATGGAAAGGCCAGAGTATCGGTGCATGGAATTCGTTCCTTAACCTTGTCGAGGATGCCAACGGGGCGGTTGAAAACGCTCTGCGTCTTTCTGCCTATAAACACGCCCGTGATGCTGGTTTGTCACGCCAGCAGGCGGCGTCTCTTGCCAAAAACATGACGGTGAACTTTAACCGTCGTGGTGAGCAGGGAGCGCTGATGAACTCGCTGTATATGTTTGCCAACGCCAGCATTCAGGGGACCGCAAACCTGGTGAGAACGCTCGGACATCTTAATGGCGACGGGCCGTTACCGGAGCGCCTTCGCTGGAAGAATCTCAATGTACCGCAGAAAATCGCGCTTGCAGCTGTGGGAGCGGGTTATCTGCTTGGCTCGCTTAACCGCAGTGTTGCGGGGGAGGATGATGACGGGGTTAACTGGTATGACAAGGTGCCGTCTCATGTGAAAGAGCGTAACCTCGTCATTATGAAATCGGTGTTCGGGGGCAAGGCCGGAGAGTACTGGAGTATTCCTCTGCCTTACGGGTACAACGTTTTCTTCCTGCTCGGGCATACTGCTGAAGGTGTGGCAGCGGGCGACCTGACTGCTTCACGTGCTGCCGGTAATGTTGTCGGTGGTATCCTGGGGGCATTCAGTCCTGTGGGCAGTGAAACGTCGGAAACACTGTCCGGGGCATTGCTGAAAAATGCAGCGCCGACCATTCTGCGTCCGTTTGCGAACCTTGCCATGAATGAAAACTTCATGGGGGCGCAGATTTACCAGGAGAACATGCCATTTGGCACACCGAAACCGGACAGCCAGCTGGGCAGACGTTCAACGCCTGAGGCGTACAAGGCGTTTGCATCCTGGCTGAATGCGTTCTCAGGTGGCAGCCAGTATCGTCCCGGCGCGGTGGATATCACACCGGAATCGCTGAAATTCTGGATTGACTATATCTCCGGAGGGACAGGGCGCTTCATTTCCAAAACCACAGATGCGGCGGTGAAATCGCTGAACGGTATTGATATACCGGAGCAGCAGGTGCCCTTCCTGGGGAAAATTTCGGGTGAGGTGATGCCGTATGCTGACCAGCAGAAGATGTATGACCGGATGACGGAGGTTGCGCAGTACCACGCAGAGCTGAAGAGTCTGACCGGTGCAGAAAGAACGGCATTCATTGACGAGAACAACGGAAAATTGTCGATGAACGGGCTTATGCAGGATACCCGGAAGAGACTGAAGGATTTGCGTAAACAACGTGATGCCATTTACGCCGACAGTACTCTCAGTCTGGCGCAACAGTCGGCGATGGTGAAATCGGTAGAGCGGGATATGAAAATTGCCGTGGATCGGTTTAACCGCGAGTACAACAAAAAAGTGGGAGTGGATTAACAGAAATGGCCCCGTACGGAAGTGCGGGGCTGATTAAGAAATAAACACACATTAACCTGTTATAACCGGAGCTATTAACATATAGTCAGAAAGAGTATTTCATGTGAGACAGAGAGCCGATTTATGTTTAATGAAGAAAAAGTTGCGCAAATGGCAGCGTATTTGCTGAAAAAGCATGGCGGATCTATGCGTTTCATTAAGCTGATGAAGCTGATGTATCTCTCTGACCGCAAAGCAATGGAGTCTTTAACCGGGAAGGGGAGAGGTTTGAATGCTCCCCCACAATTCCCCGGCATCAAATCTCCATGCAGGTGAACTATTTTACCCCCAGCGGCAAATCACAAAAACAATCAGTGCGATCGAAATGGCAGCCACTACAATTGCAAATGCTTCAGGCTAGGTCATTGGCGTACCTCCTTCGGCGGTTCTGGTAGCGGCATCCAGTGGGTTACTTCTTTGAGATGCAGGTCTTCGCCATCACCGTCATCCCAAGTGGGATTGCCATCATTAAACCAGTCGCCATATACGCCGACCTGAGTGTTGGGGATGCTTGGTGGGTAGTTGTTTTTAAAGTCAGCTGCTAACACATAGTATTGTCGCTCTCCCATTTCTGGCATTCGATCACTACAGCTTATCCAACCATCCGGAGTTACCGGATAGTTGTCCGATAGCGCGTTCTGCAGTCGCTCCAGTTTCACGTATTCCTGAACCCTGTTTCCGTCGCATGCCTGAAGCCATTGCGCAGCCTTTTGTGCATCAGTGTGAAAGGCGCAAGTGCGTCCGTCATCAAATTGCATTTCGTAGAGGTCAGCAACCTGTTCAAACTGCGTTTGTGGCAACCTGTAAGTTTGGCTTACAGGTTCTGCACTATCAGCTTCGCGCCGCTTCTGTAGCTCTGCTGCCATTGCTCTCACGACTTCAACTGGTGCCCTTGCAGCAAACTCTATGTTGGTGATCAGCTCATTAAGATATTGCTCGCTGGGATACTGTTTCTTATTGGTAATAGTGGTCATCTCACTCTCCTTTGATGCGAATGCCAGCAGCGCGTGGCACATTAACTTCCACGATGCGCACTGTTGGTTTGTACATCTCAATCGCTGTCAGCCAGTCAGCTCCTGTCATGCGCTTTTCCGCATCGCCATTAGTCCATAGAACCGGCACACCAATAGCTTTCATCGCAATTTCTATTTCCCCGGCAATGGCGCTTTTCCCGCAACCAGTAAAACCAGATACAACGACAAGAACTTCGCCTTTGGCTGGTTTTATTTCCCGTGCTTCCAGTTCTGCTATGCGCTTACTTCCATCCGAGATAACACCTTCGTAATACTCACGCTGCTCGTTGAGTTTTGATTTTGTCTCCTCAAGCTCAACTCTCAGCTTCCCAACAGTAAGCGCAATATCCTCGTTCTCTTGGTCGCGGCGTTTGATGTATTGCTGGTTTCTTTCCCGTTCATTCAGCAGTGCCAGCACGGTAGCCGGATTGGCTGCGGCGATGAATTCAGCATTGGCCTGCTGTTCCATTTGGAAATCTTCATCGAAACCGCTTTCAGGATGTGCTCCTTCAATTCTGCAAATGGGAATATATCCAGCAGCCTCGCGATGAATTAGTGCATCATCACCATCAAATCGGTTCTCTCCATATTCGAGCGACCACTCACCACGCGTTGCTTTTTCTGCCTTTTCACGCAGTACCTGATAGTTAATCTCGCTCATTTTTCTCTTCGCTCCGGTATACAAGAATTACAACGTCACCTCTGCTAATTACGCGAGCTGGACCTCCTGGCTCCATGCTGTCAATCCCGAAGGCTTCGGAAAACGCATTCATTGCCTTCTGGCGTTGATCCTGCTTACGGCATTTATTCCATTTTTTCAGTAACAACAGCGATAGCCACCGCCCGGCGCAGAACATAATGTAAAAATAACCAAGAAGCGCCAGACCTGTGTTGAGGGCCGTATCGATCGTTATAGTGGTGTCTATGCTCACTTCACACCTCTCTGTTTGTTGATAAGTTCAATATCCTGCTGGCAACTGGCGCAAGTTCGGCATCCGCGAACAGCCTGGCGTCGCCGCTCATCTATCGGATCGCCACACTCGCAACAATGAGTAGCAGATGGGGCATTACTATCGGATTTGTATTTTTGCAGGGAGAGATTGCGCTGCAATTCTTCGATTTCAGCGGCATTGTCGATGATATCTGCCATTTTCCTTTCCTTCAGGCATGAAAAAAGGAGCCGAAGCTCCTTTGGTTTCAGAATTCAAATTGTCTTGCTCTTAGTTGCGCCAGCATACTTCTGGCCCTGTGCACCGTATAGTTGGCGGGATCAAGTTTTGCTGCTTCGCGGAGCAATGTGTCGCGAGTCCGGTTGGTTATATGACGAGTTTCGTAGGCCAGATCAAACAGCTTTCCATAGTAATCAGAGTTCAGTTCTCTCATGACGGGGTATAGCTGTTTACTGAGTTGTTGTGCTTTTTCCATCCAGAGTTGAACGTAGCAGAGCAGGATGATGTCTTCTGCTGTGAATTGAGGCTGAATATGAGGTTGTGGCGGTATAGCGCTTTTTTCAGCTTCACGGTCCAGAATATCCAATACCCAGCGACGAAACTCTTTTGCTATTGGAGTTCGAGCAAACATCGCTATTAGGTGAGCGCCGCGTAATGAGAAGATGCGAGTCTCTTGCTTGTCCCCTTTAGGATCGGTCAATTTGACCGAGGCTGTCATACCGTTTGTGAATTCATCTGCGTGACGGGCATAGATGCGTGTTACCGAGCTTTGATCTGCATATTGTAACGCGCTGGCTATTTGGGGGGCAGACAACCACAGTAGACCATCTCGTTGAACGGTCTGGAATTGAACATTGTGGAATACAAGTTGAGTGCTCATAGTTTTATGTCCTTTCGATTCGTTCAGATCACCCCGTGTTCAGCAGGGCGGTCGGGTACTTGAACACCGTCGAAAGTTCGGCCCGCATCCTTAGCCTTACGGCTGTTTTTCGGTATACGCGCTACCCGACCATATCTGAAAAATGGACATAAAAAATCCGCATGACTGACGGGCGCGGTTTCCGCTTTCGAAGGTGTGTTCAGCACCATGGAGCGGAATATATCCCCGTTAATGCGGATTTGTCAAATCTGGCCTTAAAACTCGAATTGTCTTGCCCGCAGGCTTTTCAGCATTGGCATGGCCCGCTGGATAACGGAACTTGACATGTCGAGACGTGTTACCTCCCTCAGTAACGCATCTCTGTTCTTCGTCACCATGTAGATGGTCTCAAACGCAATGTCATACAGCTTGTTCGTGTATGAGGAGTTCAGCTCTTTCATGATGGGATACAGGTGTTTGCTGAGGTCCTGGGCTTTTTCCATCCAGAGCTGCATGTAGCAAAGGAGGATGATTTCCTCGGCTGTGAATTGCGGCTGTGGTTCTGCTTGTACTGGCTGAATGTTGCGAAGTTTCTTTTCGCACTCGATGAAGTAGCGGCGGATCTGGCGACCTTTTTCGTTACGTTCAACCATCGCAAGCTCTTTGGCTGTGTCGAGGGTGAGGTGGTATTCCTTGCGGTTGTGACCGCCTCTACCTTTTGCTTCCCGAATTTGGGAAGCAATCATATAGTCCTGATTTTCAACGAAACCATATTCAGCAATACGTTCTGTTATCCACGATGCAAAGCGTTTACCAACCCCAAGGAAAGCGTGTAGATTGCGAGCATTGCATAGAAGGGCTGCTTGGTTTGAGATAGAACCGTTGAATACGGGGATGAGTTGATTAGTCATAATTATGACTCCTGACGTTTTAGTATTGACTGCCACCTTAGTGGGGTGGCGGGCTTCAACTACCGCGTCAGACGGCGGAGCGTATTTCCCGAAAGGGTATTGTATTAGGCTCTCTCGACCCGCCATTGATATGGCGATACCTGTAAACAGGCATAAAAAAGCCGCAAAGCTATCGGGTGCGGTTGACCGCTGACGTTGTAGTGCGGTCAGTATGCGATAGCTCTGGCGGATTTGTCAAATCGTGCAGTAACATCCTTTTCTTCCTTGCCATTTCTCAATGATGACAAAGGGTGGATTCGGATTGGTATTGGGACAAAAGTGAGACACACAAAGCTTTGCATCGGCTTACAAAGCTTTGCATGTTTTTCAATGTTGGGACGTGTGAGCGCAGAAATGACGGGCTATCTAATTGATTTTAAACGATACGTAACCAACTTTAAAATCTTTGCACGCCAGTTCGCAGGTTTTACAGCCAGTACAGCGGCTGGAATCGATAAAAAATCCATATTGTGTGGTCATGGGCTACTCCTTAAACCTTTTCGATCTGGACAAGATTGCTGTGCGACGGGTTTCCCTTTGCCAGCGGTGAAGGGCGGTGAGAGGTCAGAATATTGATACTGCCGCCGTGATCGACCCGGTCACCAAACATATCCGCTTTAAGCCACGCACCTTGCCCGATGGCGGTAACGCCAGGCAGAATACGCGGAGTCACTTTTGCGGCAATCAGCATTTCTCCATTATTGTTAAATACCCGCACGGTATCGCCATGACGGATACCGCGTGCCTGAGCATCAATAGGGTTGATCCACACCTCTTGTGGGCAGGCCTGCTGTAACACATCAATATTGCCGTAGCTGGAGTGGGTACGCGCTTTGTAGTGGAAGCCCGTTAGTTGCAGTGGATAGGTTTTCCGCAGGGGATCGTCCCAGCCATCAAAACCTGGGGTATACGCAGGAAGGGGATGAATAATTTCATCTTTTTTCAATTCCCAGGTATCTGCAATCTTCGCCAGTCGTTCAGAATAAATTTCGATTTTCCCCGAAGGTGTTTTCAACGGATTTGCCTGTGGATCTTCACGGAATGCGCGGAAAGCGACGTAGTGTTCTTCCGGGCATTTTTTCTTAAAGATCCCGGTCGTTTTCATCTCCTCGTAGTCGGGCATCTCAGGGTTACGTTCCTTCGTTTTCGCATGGAGATATTTGATCCATTCATGCTGACTGCGACCTTCAGTAAAGGTTTGATAAACGTCTGGTCCTAAGCGTTTGGCGACTTCGCTCAGCATCCAGTAGATGGGTTTGCGTTCAAATTTTGCTGAGGTTGCGGGTTGGGCGAGGATCACATAGCCCATATTCCCGGCAGACTCATGAGAGATAAGGTCTTCTTGCTCTGTTGGCATCAGGTCGGGTAACAGGATATCGCAATACTTAGCCGAGGCAGTCATGAAGTGGTCAATGCCAACAATCATCTCGCACTTGCTGTCATCCTGAAGCACCTCATGGGTGTGATTGATGTCGCCATGTTGATTGATCAATGTGTTACTGGCGTAGCACCATAAAAACTTGATGGGGACATCCAGTTTTTCTTTTCCTCGAACACCATCACGGGTCGCGGTCATTTCCGTACCATGGTCGATGGCATCTGTCCATGTAAAGACGGAAATCTGCGTTTTAACTGGATTCTCGAGCATCGGGAACCATTCTACCCCCAGATCCCAGCTACCTTCGCGTACACCTGAGTTGCCGCCGTTTATGCCGACGTTACCGGTGAGAACGGAAAGCATGGCAATAGCGCGGGACGTTTGCTCGCCGTTGGAATGTCGTTGTGGCCCCCAACCCTGACAAATATAAGCCGGTTTTGCTGAACCGATCTCTCGTGCCAACTGGATAATTTTTTCTGCTGGGATGCTGGTGATTTTTGCTGCCCATTCCGGCGTCTTAGCTATGCTGTCAGTCCCTTCGCCCAGAATATAGGCTTTATAATGCGCGTTACGTGGAGCGTTAGCTGGCAGCGTTTTTTCATCGTAACCAACACAATATTTGTCGAGAAATGGCTGATCGACCATGTTTTCAGTAATCAGTACCCAGGCAATCGCACAGGCCAGTGCGCCATCGGTGCCAGGGCGAATGGGCAGCCATTCATCTTCACGCCCGGCAGCTGTGTCGTTATAACGTGGATCGATGACGATCATGCGTGCGTTTGAACGTTCGCGGGCTTGCTCGACGTAGTAAGTGACACCACCGCCGCTCATCCGTGTTTCTGCCGGGTTATTTCCGAACATAACGACCAGTTTCGTATTGGCGATATCATCCGGGCTGTTGCCATCATTGGCACCGAACATATAACTCATTGCGGCACTGATCTGTGCGGTACTATAGCTGCCATAGCGACTGAGAAAACCACCGCAAGAGTTCATCAGACGGTACGGGACGTTTGAGTTGGTGATGTTTCCGCCATCTACGCCTGTTCCATAGAGAACATGTACAGCCTCATTGCCGTAATCTTTTAGGATCCGCCGAAGATTATCACTGATGGTATCCAGGGCTTCGTCCCAACTTATCCGTTCAAATTTACCTTCACCGCGCTTGCCGACGCGCTTCATGGGATATTTCAACCTGTCAGGATGATTCATCCGTCGGCGGATAGAGCGCCCGCGTAAACATGCCCGAACCTGATGATTACCGTAAACGTCGTCACCTGTCGTATCAGACTCTACCCAGTACACGGTGTCATCTTTCACATGCAAACGTAACAGACAGCGGCTCCCGCAGTTAACGGTGCAGGAACTCCAGACCGCTTTCTCTTCTACCGGTGCCTGTGCCGCTCGGACCATTTGGGAAAACGGCAAAGTGAAAGCACTGCTTGCCAGCGCGAGACTGCCAAGTGCGGAGGTTTTCATCAGACTTCTACGACTGATTTCAGCCGACATGAGCGCCTCTGTGTTATGGATTTTCATCATTACTCACTTATTGCTTTTCAAACAAAATGTCATGTCAAAATTTATGGTCGTAGTGGGTTATATTTTTTCGATCTCGACCAGATTAGTGTGCTGCGGGTTTCCCTTCGCCAGTGGTGAAGGGCGCAGAGTGGTTAGCGTATTCACACAGCCGCCGTGGTCGATTTTATCGCCAGACATATTGGCCTCGTGCCAGGCTCCCTGGCCCATAGCACTAACTCCAGGGAGAATGCGTGGTGTCACTTTGGCTGGTAGCCGAACTTCGCCACGATGGTTAAACACCCGCACCATATCGCCGTTGGCAATCCCACGTTTCTGTGCATCTATAGGGTTGATCCACACTTCCTGACGGCAGGCTGCCTTCAGGACATCAATGTTGCCGTAGGTCGAGTGCGTACGGGATTTGTAATGGAAACCAAACAGTTGCAGTGGGAAGGCACTACGTTCAGGGGAGTCCCAGCCTTCAAAGGTTGAGGCATAAACCGGCAGTGGGCTTATCACTTCATCTTTTTCCAGTTCCCAGGTACGGGCAATTTCCGCCAGCTTGCTGGAATAAATTTCAATCTTACCGGAAGGCGTTTTAAGTGGATTTGCCTCGGGGTCGTCACGAAATGCTTTGTAGGCGACAAAATGACCATTGGGATCTTTACGCTTATAGATACCCATTTTTTTAATTCGTCGTAAGACGGTAATGCCGGATCTTTGGCAAGCATTTTGGCGTACAGATGTTGTAACCAATGTTCCTGCGTGCGACCTTCAGTGAACTTTTGATAGACGTCAGGTCCAAGACGTTTCGCGACTTCACTCAGGATCCAGTAAATTGGTTTGCGTTCGAATTTTTCGCTGGTGACAGGCTGGAGGAAAATGAGATATCCCATGTTACCGGCGTAGTCGTTAGGAATAATATCTTCCTGCTCAACGGTCATCAGGTCTGGCAGCAGAATGTCGGTATATTTTGCCGATGAGGTCATAAAGTTTTCGATGACCACAATCATTTCGCATTTCGATTCGTCCTGCAGAATTTCATGCGTTTTGTTGATGTCAGAATGCTGATTAACCAGGGTATTTCCCGCGTAGTTCCAGATGAACTTAATGGGCACATCTAGTTTATCTTTGCCCCGGACGCCGTCGCGGATTGCCGTCATTTGCGGGCCATGATCGATAGCATCTGTCCAGCTGAAGCAGGAGATTGACGTTTTGACCGGATTATCCAGCACCGGCAAGCGTTCGATGGTAATGGTGTAGGTCGATTCACGCGCACCACTATTTCCGCCGCTGATGCCGACATTGCCCGTCAAAATAGGCAACATAGCAATAGCGCGTGCCGTCAGCTCGCCGTTTGCCTGGCGTTGCGGCCCCCAGCCCTGGCAGATATAAGCGGGTTTTGCTGTGCCAATTTCACGCGCCAGTTTGATGATACGGTCTACCGGGATACCTGTAATTTGCGAAGCCCACTGCGGCGTTTTCGCTGTTTTATCATCACCTTCACCAAGAATATAGGCTTTATAGTGACCATTTTTGGGTGCATCTGCGGGTAAGGTTTTTTCGTCATAGCCGACGCAGTATTTATCGAGAAAAGGTTGATCAACGAGATTTTCGTTAATCAATACCCAGGCAATACCCGCAACCAGCGCGGCATCGGTGCCCGGGCGAATAGGAAGCCATTCATCTTCACGACCAGCAGCCGTATCGGTATATCGCGGATCGATAACAATCATTTTTGCGTTCGATTTCTCGCGCGCTTTTTCAAGAAGATAAGTGATGCCACCGCCGCTCATGCGGGTTTCAGCCGGGTTGTTACCAAACATCACGACCAGCTTGCTGTTTTCAATATCCGTGGTGCTGTTGCCATCATTACTGCCGTAGGTGTAGGGCATGGCACAGGAAATTTGCGCAGTGCTGTAGGAGCCATACTGATTTAGTGAACCGCCGTAGCAGTTCATCAGGCGTTTGACCGCCGAGGCTGATGGAGAAGAGCGGGTCATATTGCCGCCAACAATCCCCGAAGAGTACTGAATATATACAGCCTCATTGCCATATTGTTTGACGGTTTTTTTCAGGCTACTGGCGATAGTATCCAGGGCTTCATCCCAGCTAATCCGTTCGAATTTGCCTTCGCCGCGTTTGCCCACGCGTTTCATTGGGTAATTCAGGCGATCGGGATGATTAATACGCCGACGGATGGAGCGACCGCGCAAACAGGCGCGTACCTGATGGTTGCCATACTCGTCGCTGCCGGTGTTGTCAGTTTCCCCCCAGGTCACTTCATTATCTTTAACATGCAGACGAAGTGCACAGCGGCTACCACAGTTGACGGAACAGGCACCCCAGACCACTTTTTCGCTGGCCTGTTGTACCGCTGCTGCTGCACTGCGCAGGGTAAACGGCAAAGAAAAACCGCCTGCAGCCAGCGCCAGAGAACCTATCGCGGTAGATTTAACGAGTGTTCTGCGGCTGATGCCCACCATTTGTTTATTTTTGGACATAACTCACTCCCTGTTTTTTATCGTTATATAAATGTTTATATATTGAATATTTAGCGCGCTAACAATAGAGGGAGTCTACCCATTTGGGGTTAATAATTATTAATCCATATCAATAGAAGGGTATGAGTAATAAGGTGGGATTATGTTGTATGTTCAAATCGCCGGATGTGTCGTATCCGGCGTTCAGTCGATAATGTGTTACTGCGGTTCAGCAGGCGCGTTATCCTGGGTAGACTGCGCGGGAGCAGAGACGTTACCGCTGGTGGTACGGGTGTAGAGAATTTTATGCGTATCATTAGCGCAATGCCCGACGACCTGGGAATCAGGCTGATCAACCTGGTCATTGGGTACAATACTTAACGTGAAGCTGTTTTCGGGTACGCCATTATTGATAATGCGCTGTGATATATCGCTCTGTATGCGCTCACAGGATCCCGGCGCGGCGAGTGCCGTGGGTGAGGCGAGGGCGAGCAGAAGCGCGGCACAGCAGGTTGAGAGTTTCATCATAAGCTCCTTACGCGAAGATAACTTCTTTAAGCATAGCATTTAACGTGTAAAGTACTGTATTTGCTACTATGATTGAGAATCATCTCTACTCTCAGGTGACTGTTGTGAAATACAAATTACTGCCATGCTTACTCGCGATATTACTCACAGGATGTGACCGCACAGAGGTAACACTTTCATTTACCCCGGAGATGGCCAGTTTCTCTAATGAATTCGATTTTGATCCGCTGCGTGGTCCCGTAAAAGATTTCACTCAGACATTAATGGATGAGCAAGGTGAAGTGACGAAACGTGTTTCGGGGACTTTGTCGGAAGAAGGCTGTTTTGATTCTCTCGAATTACTGGATCTGGAAAATAATACCGTGGTTGCCCTGGTACTGGACGCCAATTATTACCGTGATGCCGAGACGCTGGAGAAAAGAGTTCGTTTGCAGGGAAAATGCCAGCTAGCAGAATTACCTTCTGCCGGGGTGAGTTGGGAAACCGATGATAATGGTTTCGTGATTAAAGCCAGCAGCAAACAGATGCAGATGGAATATCGCTATGATGATCAGGGGTATCCGCTGGGTAAAACCACGAAAAGTAACGATAAAACATTATCTGTCAGCGCCACGCCATCAACGGACCCGATCAAAAAATTAGATTACACAGCGGTTACTTTACTGAATAATCAACGGGTTGGAAATGTAAAACAGAGCTGTGAATATGACAATCACGCCAATCCGGTGGACTGTCAGCTAATCATTGTTGATGAAGGAGTAAAACCCGCCGTCGAACGGGTTTACACCATCAAAAATACGATCGATTATTATTAATACTATTGTGCGGTCGGCTTCAGGAGAGTCTGACCCGGTGTTTTGTGCTCAGCCAGATACTGATGCTGGAATATACACATGCGAATGGCATTACGATATTGACCATTAATAAAGAACTCATGCATCAATTCACCTTCAACCGTAAAGCCAAGCTTGCGGTAAATGTGAATCGCTTTTTCATTCTCTTTATCAACGATCAGATACAGCTTATAGAGATTGAGAACGGTGAAGCCATAGTCCATTGCTAATTTGGCGGCACGGGTTGCCAGACCTTTCCCCTGATACTCCGGGGAGATAATTATCTGAAATTCTGCGCGGCGATGAACATGGTTAATTTCCACCAGCTCCACCAGACCGGCTTTTTCGCCGTCACATTCCACCACAAAGCGCCGTTCGCTCTGATCGTGAATATGCTTATCATACAGATCAGAGAGTTCAACAAAGGCTTCGTAGGGTTCCTCAAACCAGTAACGCATCACACTGGCGTTATTGTCGAGTTGATGTACATAGCGTAAATCTTCACGCTCCAGCGGGCGTAGCTTAACACTGTGGGCGCTTGGCATAACGTGTCCTTACATTCCTTAAATCAATAACAGGTTAGGGGATAATAACGCGGCCAGTTCGACGGTCCAGGCAGCGCAAAGTATTTGGCTCCCAGTAGGCATTGATGTTGGCGCTTTGCTCACATTTATCGCGGTTATCAAAAGCAGCGTCGGCTTTATCCCACTCTTTTTCAGTGCGTTTATTCACTTTCTGGCGCAGATTACGCGTGTCATTCCATTGCTCTTTTTCCATAGCGGCGCGCTGGCGGCTTTGTGCACTGTCGCCAGACTCAATCACCAGTTTGTTAGTTTCGGCATGAACAGTTGTGCTCAATGCCAGTGCGCAAGGCAGCAGAAAAGCGAGCAGGCCGATTCGTTTGCTGAGAGTGATTTTCATAATTCATTCCCTGTATGAATGATTAAAGCTGATTCTACACCATCCACTGCGAACGCAAAACGTTCAAGGAGGGTGTTTATATTGATGATATTATGTCGCCCTATAACTATACGTGATGTCAATAAGTGACAAAGATGATTAAAACAACGTTACTATTTTTTGCTACTGCGCTGTGTGAAATTATTGGATGCTTTTTGCCCTGGCTGTGGTTGAAGCGAAACGCCAGTATCTGGCTGTTGCTTCCGGCGGGGATTTCACTGGCGCTGTTTGTCTGGTTGTTAACGTTGCATCCTGCGGCGAGTGGGCGTGTTTACGCGGCTTATGGTGGCGTTTATGTCTGCACGGCTTTGATGTGGCTGCGCGTTGTGGATGGCGTGAAACTGACTCTTTATGACTGGACGGGGGCGTTAATTGCGCTTTGCGGCATGTTGATCATTGTTGCGGGCTGGGGGCGCACGTAGGAACATAAATCCATTTTATCAATAAGATACGAGGAAGTGTCAGCTGACAAAAGGTATTCTATTTCATCTTTTGTCAACCATTCACGGCGCAAATATACGCCTTTTTTTGTGATCACTCCGGCTTTTTTTTGATCTTCATACTTGTATGGTAGTAGCTCAGTTGCGTAGATTTCATGCATCACGACAAGCGATGCAAGGAATCGAACATGAAGATCGTAAAGGCTGAAGTTTTTGTTACCTGTCCGGGGCGTAATTTCGTCACATTAAAAATCACCACTGAGGACGGTATTACGGGCCTTGGGGATGCCACCCTAAATGGACGTGAGCTTTCCGTGGCCTCTTATTTGCAGGATCACCTTTGTCCGCAGCTTATTGGTCGCGATGCACACCGTATCGAAGATATCTGGCAGTTTTTCTATAAAGGTGCTTACTGGCGTCGCGGTCCGGTTACGATGTCGGCCATTTCAGCGGTTGATATGGCGCTGTGGGATATTAAAGCCAAAGCTGCCAACATGCCGCTTTACCAGTTACTCGGCGGCGCGTCTCGTGAAGGGGTGATGGTTTATTGCCATACCACCGGTCACAGTATTGATGAAGCTCTGGATGATTATGCCCGTCATCAGGAGCTGGGATTCAAAGCCATCCGCGTGCAGTGCGGAATCCCTGGTATGAAAACCACCTACGGCATGTCGAAAGGTAAAGGTCTGGCTTATGAACCCGCAACCAAAGGACAGTGGCCGGAAGAGCAGCTGTGGTCGACGGAGAAATACCTCGATTTCATGCCGAAATTGTTTGACGCGGTACGTAACAAGTTTGGTTTTGATGAACATCTGCTGCATGACATGCACCATCGCTTAACGCCTATTGAAGCGGCGCGCTTTGGTAAGAGCATTGAAGATTATCGCATGTTCTGGATGGAAGACCCGACGCCTGCGGAAAACCAGGAATGCTTCCGTCTCATTCGCCAACATACCGTCACACCCATCGCGGTGGGTGAAGTCTTCAACAGCATTTGGGACTGCAAACAACTGATTGAAGAGCAACTCATCGATTATATCCGCACCACGCTGACCCATGCAGGCGGAATTACCGGTATGTGTCGGATTGCCGATTTTGCTTCGCTGTATCAGGTACGTACTGGCTCACACGGTCCTTCCGATTTGTCACCAGTCTGCATGGCTGCGGCGCTGCACTTTGATCTGTGGGTCCCCAATTTCGGTGTCCAGGAATACATGGGTTATTCCGAACAAATGCTCGAAGTCTTCCCGCACAACTGGACTTTCGATAACGGCTATATGCATCCGGGAGAAAAACCGGGTCTTGGCATCGAATTCGATGAAAAGCTGGCGGCGAAATATCCCTATGAACCTGCTTATCTGCCAGTCGCACGTCTGGAAGATGGCACGCTGTGGAACTGGTAAGGAGTAAGGTAATGAAAAGCATTTTAATTGAAAAACCGAATCAACTGTCGATTATCGAACGTGAAATACCCACCCCGTCAGCGGGTGAAGTACGAGTAAAAGTTAAACTTGCCGGAATTTGTGGTTCAGATAGCCATATTTACCGTGGGCATAATCCTTTTGCGAAATATCCGCGCGTCATTGGTCATGAATTCTTTGGCGTCATTGATGCAGTGGGTGACGGCGTGGAAAGCGCCAGAGTCGGTGAACGCGTTGCTGTCGATCCGGTGGTCAGCTGTGGGCATTGCTATCCGTGCTCTATAGGTAAGCCGAACGTTTGTACGACACTTGCTGTATTAGGTGTGCACGCTGACGGTGGTTTCAGTGAATATGCCGTGGTGCCGGCAAAAAATGCGTGGAAAATTCCTGAAGCAGTGGCCGATCAATATGCGGTGATGATTGAACCTTTTACCATTGCGGCTAACGTTACCGGTCATGGTCAACCGACTGAAAATGATACCGTTCTGGTTTACGGTGCAGGTCCAATCGGCCTGACGATCGTTCAGGTATTAAAAGGCGTCTATAACGTTAAGAATGTGATTGTTGCCGATCGCATTGATGAACGACTGGAAAAAGCGAAAGAGAGCGGGGCAGACTGGGCGATTAATAACAGCCAGACACCGCTTGGCGAGATTTTCGCTGAAAAAGGCATCAAGCCGACATTAATTATCGATGCGGCTTGTCATCCTTCAATCCTGAAAGAAGCCGTAACGCTGGCTTCTCCAGCGGCACGTATTGTATTGATGGGCTTCTCCAGTGAACCGTCTGAAGTGATTCAGCAAGGAATTACCGGAAAAGAACTCTCTATTTTCTCTTCACGCTTAAATGCAAATAAATTCCCGGTCGTTATCGACTGGTTAAGTAAAGGGTTAATTAAACCAGAAAAACTAATTACCCATACGTTTGATTTCCAGCATGTTGCGGATGCCATTAGTTTATTTGAACTGGATCAAAAACATTGCTGCAAAGTCTTACTCACTTTTTCTGAATAATACCAATAACGGCGAGTAAGTAGTACGCATCTTACCTCTTTTTTAGAGATAACCATTATGATAATAGAAAAACACGAAAGAAGTACTAAGGATTTGGTGAAAGCAGCAGTATCGGGATGGTTGGGCACTGCGCTTGAATTTATGGATTTCAAGAGTCATGCGTGTTAACTATTTGATAAATATTAAATTAATTTTTCATTGCTTCGTTATGGGGCATGGTTGGGGCAAACTCGCTTAACTGTGTATTTAACAGCGTTACCTGCGCATTATTATTTTCTGACATCCATTTCCCGTACACCTGAAACACCATTTGCGCATCTGCATGGCCCATCTGGTTTGCAATGAATGCCGGGTTAGCTCCTGCTGTTAACGACCAGCAGGCATAAGTGTGTCTCGACTGATACGATTTGCGATGGCGGATTCCGGCACGCTTTACCGCTGCGTCCCACATCTGCCTTATTGAGTCAACGGTAAAATGGTCACCATAATTTTTTACTTTCGCTGACACTTCAGGTTGAAAAACAAAGGTACATTTTTGTTTCTCTGTTCTGCCGAATTCTCTGAGGTGAACATCGATGATATGCTCTTTGCTCAGTCTCGTTAGTGCCATCTGACTCCGGAGAGCGTCGATTGCGGGCTTAATAAGGTGAATCACACGATTGGTTCCCGCCTGTGTTTTTGGTACTGTAAAACGGTCTTTTGCCAGATTTCTTCTGATTATCATTGTTCCATTTTTCAGATCTATATCTTCCCATCCAAGCGCACAGAGTTCACCAGGGCGAATCCCAGTATAAACGGAAACACACCATAAATTTTTGGCTTGCTGATTTCTGCACGCGTCAATAAGGCGGATAAACTCCTCCCGCGAAAGTGGATCCGGGATGGTTCTCGACTCCTTTAATGGTGAGATCCCCTTAAATGGATTGTCTGCCAGATAACCGTTATCAACACCAAACTGGAACACGGCGTAAAGATTTGTCATGTAATTATTTACGGTAACAGCCGATCTCCCTGGTTGTGTAACAATATAGTTACTTTTGGGGATCTGGTATCCAGTCAGTAACTCTTTACGTACCGCCAGCAATTTTTCTTTATTAATCGATGATGCAAGATTTTTTTCACCGATTATGCTCAGAATATTTTTGATGACGGCACGGTACGTGTTGAGTGACGTTTTTGCGACTTCAGTTTCTTTCAGTGCCAGAAATTTTTCAGCCAGTTCTTTTATGGTTAAATCTTGTCGGGCCTCACCAAATTTTTCCAGATTGTGTGAGGCGGGAAACTGTTTTGCATAGTCGAAAGCGCCAGTTTTTATTGCGTAACAAACAGAGGCGCGTAGCTCACCTGCAATGCGTCTGTTTTTTGCTGTGTCAGGAACCCCAAGATTTTCCCGGACTCTTACACCTTTATAAACAAACCAGATACGTAATTTCCCTCCATGGTTTTCCACGCCTGTCGGATATTTCATTTCAGCTTCTCTCATTGGTTCGTGTTGCTTTTAGTCAAGCAAGATGACGTCTTGGTCTTGCAGATGCCTGGCGCTCAATCCAGCGATCAATTTCTTCCAGGTTGTAAAAGCATGGACTGTTATCCCATGGCATACCGTCATGAGCGACATGCTTATATTCCCTTCCTTCCATAAACGATTTTTCCCTGGCTTTTTTTAGCGTTCCCTTTTTGATTCCTTTAAGTGCAATTAACTGCTCTTCGGATACCCATTTGCCAGGAGAGACGATCATGATTACTTCGCTCATCGATTCTTTATCTCTTACATCAGATGAACGCCGGTTGCAGAATACCAATTGCAACCGACGACGGTTGAACATTAAAAATCAGCCTGACTCGGGATCAGTTTTTGCCAGATAGCTGAAACGTATTTTGCCTGATAACGGGCGTCATCAAGTGCATTATGGCGCTCACCTTCGAATGGGGTAGCAGTTCTGGCATCGAAGTCTATGGCTTTCCCCAGCTCAACGATTGTGCGTACATCGCGATCGTTGTAGTAACTCCACGGGCAGGGGATCCCCTGCCGTTCGTATGAACGGCGCAAAATCGTGTTGTCGAAGTTGGCTCCATTTCCCCAGACCTGAACAAAAAATTCACCGGAGTTTTCGTCGATAAATTCCCGCAATTGTAACAGTGCATCATCTAACGGGATTTCATCGGTCATAATGGCAGATTGCGCTTCGCGTGATTGCTTAAGCCACCATTTAATGGTGTCCCGATCAATGACCCCGCCAGCAGTTTCCAGATCGATAGTCTTACTAAATTCCGGTCCCATATCTCCGGTTTGCGGATCGAAAAATATTGCACCTATTGAGATGATCGGGGCATCAGGATTTTTTCCCATGGTTTCAAGGTCAATCATCAGATGGTGCCACAACCTGCTGGTGGATGTGATAACGTGATGACCGTTCACCGTAATTAAGGGATCTGCCGTCTCGCCAGTTTCACTATCGCTGGCGTGATCCTGAGCGCTGCCAGCATTCTCCTTGTGTGGATGTTCAGCGCCTTCCATTTCCTCCGGATCATCTTCCTGAACTTCAACCTGATACTCTTCATCGAATGTTTCCTGGTATGTTGCGTCGCCCATCACCGCGCCACAATCAGGGCAGTTGCCGCCGCCGGTCTGACCGCAGGCGGTGCAGACTTTTTCCACTTCCTGTTGCGCCACTGGTTCAGGCTGTTTCGTTTCTGGCTCGTTTTGTAACGCATTTGGGCTGTTTTGTTCCGCTTTCTGGTCGTTCTGTTCCGATTCTTGCTGGTTCTGGTTTACAGAATCGCGGGTTTCAATCCCCTTTACCCATTTCGGATCATTCGGGTCGCTAATCCCTGCAACAAATTCTCCGCGAGAGGCAGCAAGCAACTTATCGGCGTCAGGCTGGCTGATATTGGCTGCCTGCATAATTTTGTTTACTTCGTCAGCGGTAACTTTTACCTGTGACTTGTCATCCAGCGGCTGCGGGTCCTGATGATGTTCAACTGTATCCGCTGCCATTGTTTCAGCCGTTGCCTGTTCATCTGCCATTGCGCCAGATGGTTGCGGGTTATCTTCATCATTTTTTTCTTCTTCTGTTTTGCACTCAGCAGCCAGTCCGCCGTTAATTTCTTCCAGGATATCTTTTTCCGGTGTATGCCGGGCAGCCATGAGCGTTTCAGCTGTGGGATTCTCGTGATCAGTTTCTGTCAGGTTGGCATTGATATACCCCTGAAGGCGCCCCGGGTAGTGATAAAACTCAGGGTGGGCGCTTCGGATAAGTGCAAAAATAGCTGCGCGGGAATAGTCCAGGATACCAGGGGTTGCGCGAAGTGCTGCGGACCATTCCCTGAACGGACTTTCTTTTTTCAGGACGATTTCTTTTGCGCGACGATAAACGCTCCCGGGAATTTCATAAATATTAAAATCCATCGGAAGCGTGGCTGCTGCAGCCTCCACATCCAGAGTATCGAGAGTGTGTACTAAGTCAGGATTACGATCGGTTTTATTTCCGCCACCGGCATTTGCACCGGAAGCCGTGCGGGTGATGCGAGAAACACGATTTCCTTTCATCCACTCTTTTGTCAGCAGACCTCGATCGGTATAGTCAGTGTCCAGGTATGCTTCGAAAAAAGCAGTCATGAACCCCAGACTGGAATTAACGGGATTAGGGAAAACTTTGTCAGTGTCGCGTACCAATTTGTGAAGGTCGCGAATCTCCAGCGGGTCGAGCAGCTTTGTGTTGTGGGAAATAGCCAGGCCAGTAACAGCCGGTAGTTCTTCAGCTCGTGCGATATGTAATGCCTGAAGTTCTTCTCGTGAAACGTGCGTTACCGGTTTTTCGCTGCCATGTTGCGCAAGCCAGCGAATGGGCAGTTCCTGACCGGAAATCGGCAGGAGCATATTATCCTCAATCTCAGCCATGTCTTCGCCATTGACGTTGGTATTGTCAGTGCTGGCTGGTTTGTCCTGAACTGAGGGGGAGGGCGCTATAAATATCATTGTGATACCATCTTCTCCGCCTTTTTCGTATCGGTTGCAGAATTCAGTATCAAACACACCTTCCGGTGGAAGGTCATTCACAACGGGTAAATGGACGCGGATGGGTTTTTTAAAATCCTCTTCGTCAAATCCGGCATCGTCCATTGCAGCAACACCGCGTGATATTGCAACCGATAATTTTTTTGCTGTGCGCCAGTAAAAACCACCTTTAATCCCAAGGCGTTTTCTGACTTTGTCATTTTTGGCTTCGTAATATAGTGCAATTTCTTCTTTATCAGCGTTCATTGATAAACCTCATAACCATTTTAAGGATGAACAAATTCCTGCCATTGCTGGCATTTTTAATCCGTTGGTATGGCGTTAATATGGCTGGCGGGTTATCCAGCCGGTGTTTCGTTATTCAGGTACAGCGATACTTTTTTTAACGGGAGGCATTCACCGGGGATTTTTTGTTCGTCCCTTACCTGAATGCAGGATGACTTACTGTCATAAATTCCGGTAATCACATTCTGCGGCTCACCCGTTATAAGAAAAACGGTCATTATCAGTGCAAACGCTGAAGTCACTGCTGTTCTCCGATAATACCAAGTTCAAGAAGGGCAATTCTGGAAAGTATGGAATTATCATTGAGAAGATAAGGTTCATATTTTCTCATCTTAATGGCATCTTCAGTAAACTCCCGGTTACTGAGCAGAACTCCAATATCAAAACAACCTTCAGACGTATTAACGTTTGGTAATAACGTTTCCATTATCGCGTCCTCAACAATGAATTTTGTGATGCAGTGCCTGGTGCCTCCAGGTGACGTTAACCAGTTAACAATTAACGCCGGAATACAGAAGGATGCCCGTTACGCCCCGTAAAAGACCACTTTACGGTTTTAACTGTTCCGCGTGCGCATAGCCGCATTCACCGCATCACAAAATTCACTTTAAAAAGGGTGGCAGAGCAGTCACGGAGTAGAACTGATGCCACCAAAGACTACGCATGGGTATTGTGGCGGGGCTGTCACTTAAGCGTATGGTCAACCTGACAACCCGGTGCATTTTCTGGAGCAATGGAGGAAACCCCAGCCATACTTACCGCCGCGCCATTTCGCGGAGTGCCACAACCGGAAGTGCACGGTCGAACTAAATTTAACGACACCGTACAGAGAGACCAATTTCGCCGTGCGCTTTCGCGTTATGCCCTGACTTTTCAGGGACATATCCTTTCAGTAAACTGTCAGTGCCGGATGCTCACCCGTGTCCGGCGCACGCACTCCACCTGACCCGTGGAGAACTCCTTAATTACCAACCCTCAGGAGGGTGAAATGGATAAAAAGCAAATTGAGGCCCTGCAATCTATTATTGAAAAACAAGATGAAGCTATCAGGATTCTTTTCATATCGTACTGATATGATACTAAATATGCTTTCTGCATTAACGGCTGCGCTTGGTGGTACAAAAACAAACGTATACCGCGAAGTTGTTATTCAACAGATAGATAAATTTGAAAAAACCATACCAGGTATTAATGCTCATCTTGCAGAACAAGAGAAAGACCATGCTCTTATGGCAATTTCTTCAGTAGCTCTCCCGAAAGTTGAGTAGTTTTAATTGTTGTTTTGAAATAATCACTGCTTTCACATTTGAGTGATTTCATGGCAATCCAAATGCGGGCCTCTGTGCCTGCATTTGGTTCCAGTTGCTGTAGACGTTTTGCGTCTTCCAAAAGTAAGGCGATAATGTGTTTCAGCTTCTCATCATTTGCTTGATTCTTGTTTTCAGGCGAATTCTGTCCGCCGAATAGGCGCTTCTCTTCATACAGACCTATAAAGGCACGACGCACGTTACCGGATATAGTATCGATGGTTTCTTTTTCTACGGTACTCAGGTCAAGAGTCGCCAGTTGAGAGCGAACCACATTCGATGCCATTTCCTGGAATGGTACTGGTAAATCTTTAAATTCCATCGTCAACCTCATCAGTCGGAGTTTCTTGCTAACCAGCGATGCGCGCCAGCTTCGGTTTTAAACGTTTTACTTTTGGTATACGTCATCGCGGTAAACGTGCCGTACTGGTTGGGAAACACGCCGCATACCAGAGATTCGCTGTTGCCAAGCTCGATAGTATCCATGCTGACCTCATTTCCCCTTAACGCCGGGGTAGCGGAACAAAAACCTGCTGCGCTGTTATACAAAGTGTTCCCGCCGTCATGTTCATACGCCTCGGGCTGGCTACTTAACCCCTGACCACTGCCGGGTAACTCGAAGTATTGCCCTGCATTCTGTGGGGCGGGGTGGGTTGGTATGAAAAGAAGGATACCCATAGGTATTCAAAAAGTAAATACCTATGGGTAAATTTTTGCGGTGTCTTAACTGGTGACTAGTTGTTTGGTGAGCTATGATGCGTTTTGTGCTTTCTTTTTACGGATTTCTTCGTAGATCATATTGTAATACTGTTTTTTCTCTTCAAGAGTTTTTAATAATTTATCCGCTTCACTTTCTGGCAGTTCGTCTAAGAGATCTAAAAAAATACGTTGTCGTGGCGTTAGAACCCTTGTTTCATAACTGGAGGCTGTGTTCGTTGATGATGAAACGATACCATCCATCCATCCCCGGGGTAACCCAAAGGACTCTTCGATAATCTCCACCATATCATCAGCGATCCGTTTTTTTCCCTTTTTCCCCTCTGGGTACAACATTCTTGATACATAAGAAGGCTCGCGCCCGATCTTTCTGGCCACGTTAACCGCTTTACCATCGCATTTCTCATCACGAATTTTGATGAGTTGCTGTCGTCTAAATTCATATTTGTCCATAGGTAAATAATAGATGCGATTACCGTAAGGTAAACAACCTGTGGGTATTGACTTTTGTTTACCTGCGGGTATTCTTTGCTGTGTTTACTAAGGAGTAGCTATGGAAGAATTAAGAATATTTCTCAATTCTCTTTCGTCAGATGAACAGCGTATGTTTGCATGCGAGTGTGGTACCAGCATCGGTTATCTAAGAAAAGCATTGAGTAAAGGTCAAGTGTTAGGGGCATCGTTATGTGTCCTTATTGAGCGAGCCAGTAATGGTGAAGTTACACGTCAGCAACTAAGGCCTTTTGATTGGATGAATATTTGGCCCGAGCTGGAAGATACCAAAACGTTAACACAACCACTTTCTAGGAGCTTGATTCATGAAAATCAAGCATGAACACATCCGCATGGCGATGAATGTCTGGGCGCATCCGGACGGCGAAAAAGTACCGGCTGCGAAAATTACCAAAGCGTATTTCGAGCTGGGAATGACGTTCCCGGAACTGTACGACGACAGCCATCCGGAAGCCCTGGCTCGTAATACCCAGAAAATTTTCCGTTGGCTGGATAAAGACACCCCTGATGCTGTTGAAAAAATTCAGGCTCTGTTACCGGCGATCGAAAAGGCAATGCCGCCTCTGCTGGTGGCCCGTATGCGCAGTCACAGCTCTGAATATTACCGTGAGATCGTCGAACGGAGGGATCGGCTGGTGAAAGATGTGGATGATTTTGTCGCAGCGGCGATCGCCTGGGGCACCCTGACTAACAGTGGTGGTCAGCCTGGTAATGCTGTTGTCGTGCATTGACCAACAATATTCATGCCGGATTTCTTCCGGATATTCGAGGGTAAAGTTCGGTATCAGATGAGGTGAGTATGGCTAATGCCTGGCTCAGATTGTGGCATGACATGCCAAATGATCCCAAATGGCGAACCATTGCCAGGGTCTCAGGACAGCCAATCGCAACAGTGATGGCGGTGTATATCCACCTTCTGGTGAGTGCGTCACGAAATGTCACGACATGTCACGGCGTGTCACTACGTGGTCACATTGATGTCACGACGGAAGATTTAGCAAGTGCGCTTGATGTGACGGAAGACGTAATTGATTCAATTTTGCATGCAATGCAGGGGCGGGTTCTGGATGGTGACCTTATTTCCGGATGGGAAAAACGTCAGGTGCTGAAAGAGGACAATGGTAACGTTTCGCAAACGGCAAAATCCCCGGCAGAGCGCAAGAGAGCGCAGCGGGAGCGCGAAAAGCTGCGGAAATATGATGCTGATTGTCACGATGAGTCACGACGTGTCACGCATCCGTCACGACAAGTCACGACAGATAAAGATACAGATACAGAATTAAACCCCACACATAACGCGCGCATGCGCGAGAGTGCTCCAACCGGTGAGTCGCATGGTGCGCCGTTGCAGACAGCCGAACCTGAATACCTGGACGGCCTGAGCGAACCGATCGGGAAATTTTCGATGACTACTGTCTGGCAGCCGTCGTCGGATTTTCGACAACGGGCAGCAGTGTGGGGTATGGCTCTGCCTGAGCCGGAATTTACACCTGCAGAGCTTGCCGCATTCCGGGATTACTGGATGGCGGAGGGGAAGGTTTTCACGCAGGTTCAGTGGGAGCAGAAATTTGCCCGCCACGTGCAGCACGTCAGGGCACAGGTAAAACCAGTCAGCAAGGGGGTAAACCATGCAGCAGCACCAGGTGGCACCGCATCACGGGCAGTTCAGGAAATTCGGGCAGCACGTGAGCAGTGGGA